TTAAAATTAGGGGTAACTGTTGCCATTATGTCAAACCTCCAAATGCGTTTTCCCACTCAAGTGTAGCGTTTACACCTGTCCAAATCAGGCTAGGCGGGCTTACTGTGTCCCATTGTGGCGCGACCAATGAGAAATCTGTAGGGCTCAAAGTGAGCGTTATGTCTACGAATTGAGGCGTAGCCCTGATGGCAAAGCCCTCCAGGAATCCATTAAAGGACCCGTTAAACATATTAATCGGAAGGTCGTTAATAACGATAGGTTCACCAAAGAATACGTTAATCAGCTTATTACGCTCGGCATCGGGTAGCTCCGAGTTATCCAGTCTAAAAGTAATGGCCTGTAGCTGCTCACGTGGGATAGCCCGGAGCCCTAGCTCGCGCTCCATTACATCCTCAACGTCTGACAAGTTATGCAGGTTAGAGCTTACGCTGCGCTGATATCGGCCATAGTTAGCGATGGAAGCGGCATCTAGCGCCGTGGCCTGATTATTGTAATTATTACCGTAGTTAAATACGAGCGAGTTACGGATCTTGCCTATTTGTAATATTGACTTAACGCTGGATGGGGTAGCGTAATTAGCCGAGATAGTCGTATAGCCGTTAGCTGATAAGTAGGCCGTACGGTGATCGGCATCGGCATAACAGACACGCCCAACCTTATCCTCATATATATTACCCAGCGCGCTTTGTGCTATCTGAGCGCATAGGTTATAGCTGCTAAAAGGATCTGCCCCTCGGGCTATCATCTCGTAGAGGCCGGGCTGGTCAATCTCGCCAAGGCCTACGTTTTCCGCATTGGCCCAAGTGGTCGTAGGGTCGTAATCCTGCCATTGTAAAGCCGGTGCTACCTCAAACCAGGAGTTAATTAATAGCTCGTTTAGAATGTCAAAGATCTGCGTGCCGTCCTCAGTCTTTGGTAGGGCATCCGGGAACAAGGCCTTGGTCAATTTAGCCAGGGAACCGACGGCCAATATATTACCAATTGTTATAAACCCGACCTCTTCAGGCGAGCGTACGGATATACCGAAGTCCGATACGGTGCCACCGAATACGGGTACATACGTACCGGAGCTGTTCTTTAGCTCTAAAGTCAAAGCATCGGTTACGTCAATATCAAAAGCCGAGTTATCTATATTTACGATTTCCATACGGGCATACCCGGCGTTGCATTGTAGATCAATATCATCGCGACCGGTGGCCATATTTACGCTTAGGACGTTTGTGTAAACCGTGGTGCCCACGGTTATACGCCATTCAGGAAGCCAAGTACTCATACCGCTATATAGTTTCCGGAGCCGCGATTGACGGACGTACCACGATAACTCGATTGGTTTAATACATCTTCGACAGCTCGAGCGATCGCTTCTGGGTCACCTACACCAGTTTCGATTTTTACGTTAATGGTCGTGGCATATTGACCCAGTGGCCCAGACATTAATGCCGCTTCATCGGCTGCATTTTGTAAATCTAATAAATCAGCAAAAGCATTAGCTCGAGCTGCGGCTGATTCGGCGTATTCTAATATTGCATCAATCGAGCCGCCCTTGGTACTTATTGGCGCGATATAATCGCCAGGCGTAATACCACTACCAAGTGAGGCGCTTGTAGGTACCCCCACTTTGCCTAATAGGTTTATATATTCTTGTAATGCTTTAAGTCGTGCATCATCGGCTGCCTTTTGTGCGGCGGCAACTCGGTCAATCATATTTAACTCTTCGGATTCGCGAAGTTTGGATAAGGTCAAAGCCGCATTAGAAGTCTTGCTAAGTGAGGCCAGTTTGGCAATTTCGGTTAATTGAATCTGTACGCGCTCGCTGTAACTTTCCTTAGCTGCTAAATCACCTGCTGCCGTAATGGCAGCGTTATATTTACCAAAGGCGATCTGTCGAGCGTTCTCCTTATCGCCTTCGGCCATCTTTGATTTATCGATGGCGTTTAATTCATTTAATAGCTGCGTATTGATAGCCAATAATGCCGCATCGCTGATTTGTTTAATTCCAGCCAATTTAGCCAAGTCAGCGTTCTTTTGGAAGTTAGCCAGTTCTCCTATCTTCTTTAATGCCAGTTCGCCGTTCTCATCCTCGATAGCCATAAGAGCCTCAAGGCGTAACAAGGTCTCTTTGTCATAGGTTGCCTTTAATGCCGCCGCAATAGATATCCGGGTCGTATCAAAGACTGCCGCAGCCTTACTTAAAGATAACTTATTCTTTTCGGCTAACTGAGCTTTCTTTTGTAATGCAATTAATTCCTTTTGACGTTTTAACGCTTCTTTATCCATTTTGGCTTTTTCGGTGTTAGCCTGAAAGTTCTTAAAGTTTTCAGGTAAACCTTGAGGAAAGCCTCCTTGACGGCCTAATACTTTATCTACATTAGTCCGTAAAGCACCGATAGAGAACCTGCCAAGGTAATTTTTTAATCCTCTGAAAGCATCGTCTAAAACACCTGCTCCAGGGATGCTAGAGAATAGGTTTCCTAATTCTTTAGTTAAGTACGCCGTGTTAGTAATCAGGCCCGAAATTGAATCAGCCGCACCATCTACCTTGCCAATTAATTTATCCATACCACCGGACGACGTACCCAGTGCAGTTACTAAAGATTGACCTATCTGTTCGCTAGCCTGTTCTGCTGCAATTTTAAGGCGATTGACCGACCCGGCATATGAGTCAGCCGCGTTTTTAGATTGACCTGCGTATTGTGCCGCAATTAGCTTCTCGATTTCGAGATATGACTTACCGGATAATTCGGCGTTGGTTAATCCTAGGTTTAACTGCTTTAGGCCTTTGAGGTTACCTACGTATGCCTGACTTAAGATTTTCGTAGCTGATACCAGATCCATACCCGTACCGGCGCTTATATCCATCGCAGTATTTAGCATCGACTGCGCAATAGTTGTTGATCTGGTTACCTGGGCTAATTGAATAAACGAAGGTTGAAGCACATCGCGATTGACACCGGTGGCTTTTTCCACGGCATCGATGTAGCCCTCTGCCTCAGCGGTTGCAAAGGAGAAGCCTAAGTTACGTAATGCCTGGTCTAAACGCTTTGCCTCGGCTATCTGTTCGCCATATGCAGCTACAGCTTTCTTTGAATAACCTAGTAGGGCAGCGGCGCTAAAGGTTATGCCTAGGGTTCGACCCAATCCTTTAACGGTTTTACCAAAAGCATTGATTTGCTTCTCACCTTTGGTGAGCGCCTTGCCATTCCACTCGGCAGCGGCGGTAACTAATAGATTAGGTAAATTGGCCATTATGCAGCCAGCCCGAATCGGCCCTGGTTAAAGTTTTCAATCGTTTTCATAATAGCCATCACGACCGCATCCTGGGCTTTACCACGATCCTCTTTCCAAGCTCTAAAAATCATACGGCCACGCTCGGCTTGTTTGTCACCGTAGAGCGGCCCCATCCGGCTAATGAAGTGAGCACCAGCGCCAGGATTGTTAGAACGGCTATTAGGGTCTCCGCCCGGATTTTTACGGCCAGCGGTCTCATAGATTGAACCGGCAGCGGATTTGTTGGCCACGTAATACAACGCTTGCCATCCGTTTTGGTTTCGCTTACTGGGTGCCTGTGAGTAATAAATACCCTTCTTGGCTTGTTCGGCATCGTACAATGGAAACATACGAAGGCGGCCCTCGGTATTCATCGTTCTGAACATAGAGTTACGTGCCGTGATTTGTTTACCGCGTGAACCTTCGGCCCACATATAAAGATTGTCTGGTTGTGGTGAAGGCGCAAAGCCGCGAGCCTTATCCCGAATTGGAATCATAGCTGCGCGGACTTCGGCGTTCATCTCTTTAAGCATTTCGGGATCAACCTTACGAAGCATTTTAACCGTTTCGCGTACGCCTTTTAGAGCGACTGGCATTTTCGGCCTCCTTGGCTTGATCGTTTAATACTTGTATTAACGTGTCGTACATAGTTCTATCGAGATCCAATATCGCTTGAGGCGCGACCCCGAGCCGTATAGATAACTGGGCTATCTGGTACGTCCGGGAATCGCGCCCTAGCTTAAAGGTTGCTCATCGTATAAAACGTTCACCTCTTTTAATGAATCGAGGAAATCAACGCCAAACATCTTTACCGTCTCGCCGGATGCCTTTAGACATTCCCAAGCCAGGTAGTAGAGATCCCCTTGTTTTTCATCCTCGCGAAAGGCTTTATGAAAGCCCTTCTTTGTATGTAGCTCGAACAGGTACTCAATACGCGGCGTAATGTCGTGCTCACTAACCTCGCCTGTAGCCCTTGTTATTTTGAGTCTGTACATAGTGTGCCCCTTGTCTGGTTGGTTATACGGTTGTGTCTACAACGATTGGAGAGTTGCAGGTAAAAGTGATCGATTGTGTTGAGATATCGCCGACAGCGCCGTTAATATCTGTGGTGTTGTTTACCAGGATCGTTGTCTGATATTCCGGATTGGTTGCCGAGATAGTTGCGCTTGTCTGCTTCAGTGTTAGAGGTACAGTCGTTCCCCAGGCACCTTGCAAAGTCTGCAAAACTTCGGAAGTGGCTGTGTCGTTCAGAAAGTCCAGAGTTACAGTTGAGGTCTCCAGGCCCTTAGTAAAACGTCTGGCAGAATCGCCCATCGCTGTGACTTCCAGCTCCTCGAATACGCGGTTAATCGTTGCGCTTGTTACGTGATCGGAAAGGTCTACCGAGTTAAGGGTTACGACCACTCCATTTGATAAGAATATAGCCATTAGCCTATTCCTCGCTTTCGGTTGTAGTTGGTGTTGGTGTTGTTGTCTTTGCTTTTGCTACTTTGACCGGTTCAGGCTCGTCTACGATCTGTCCGATCTTTCGCAAAAACTTCAGGTCATCCTCTGTATACGGCATTGTCAGCTCCAGCTCGTGAGTATTGAGATATTGAAATCGGCAGTTAGCAACGTTCCACTTTGTACATCAAGTACGGTAGGAGCCGACATACTGCCAATATTCATAACGATATTTGATGCGGCCAATTTGTTAAACACAGCTACAGCCAGGGTTTCGATACCGTTCAGGTTGCCCTGGTTATCCAGCATCGGTACCGTCATAATGACTTTCAGGTTTGCTAGTGGCGATATTCCGGCGTTGGTGTTATTACTTGGCGTAATGTAATTCTCCGCCGGTGCCACGATTACCGAGTTGGCTGTGATTGTTGGCGGTGGAAAAGAGTAAGTGTTCCAAGCGTTCGGATTAGCCAAAGCGGCGGCTAACGTAGCTCGTAGGGTTGTAATGGCGGCTGGCATTTTTAACCGATCATACTGTTCGGATTTTGATACCCGGCGATGAGGCCTCTGATCTTGCCGATCATTGAGTTACCCATCCGGTATGGCGAAGGACTGAATCCGTCAATAGATACGCCGCCGGTCTGTGATACCTGGCGAGCTTGGAAAATGTCTACGGCCAGGATCATCGCGGCCTCGCGTACAGCTGGGGTAGTTGCGTAGCTGTTTGTCTTTGTATCTACGCCCTCGGCCTTTCCGTATGGAAGTACCCGGGTAAAGTTAAGGTTCGCGTTTGTCTTTGCGAATTGAATAAAGCTATAACCGGCTGGCCAATTCCAGTTGTAGGTATTCCAAGCGATCGATGGAAAGTTATTAGTCGTACCGGCGCTCCAGGGCATTGTGCCCGTGATTGTGTACGTGCCGTTATAAGTTGAGCCGCATCCACTCAAGGTTACTGATTGACCGGTACTAAAGATAGCCGGGTTAGCAACCATTACCGTCGCGATATTGTTTTGTAAGGTAGTTCCGACAACGGGTACGGAATCAAACCATAAAAATTGATTTAGTAGATCTTGCGCAGTTTGGCAGCAGGTCTCGACAATATCTGACGAATAAAGCGCATCGATTCCAAGGTTGGCTCTTAGCTCTGCCTCGGTGACGTACGTTGCCGGCACAATGATCTCCTTACTTAAAAAGGCCGGTAGGGCTCAAAGGGCTAAGAGCCCTACCGACTATTATGGTTTGCTTATGTCAGGTTAAAACGAGAGATACCGTTTGGCATCTTGATGATCGTTGCCATAAATCCATAAATAGCGATCTGAACCTGAAGGTTAGATACGACATTTACTGACATATATGCCTGTGGTGACTCGTATACGGTCATAGCTTCTGGAGCGATGATGTACGCAGAGTTATCAACGACTGTAGAAGGTAGTTGATGATCCACATAAAGATCCAAGCCGAGGACGTTGCCCTTGATGCTTGTTGGGTTCGCTTGACCAGCCGCGTTGTATGTCTGTGATACGGCGTTGTAAATTGGTCGGCCAGTTGTATCGGTAGCGCCCATCAATAGGCTCCACATTCCTGGACCTGCTACGAAGTTCTTAGCAAAGTAGCTTGAGTTCTTGTAGATATTAGCTGCTTCCTTAGATACGAAGCCGATGATTCCATCTGAGTCTGCATCTTGCGCATCTGCCTGGTCTGTTCCAGCGTTAATAGCTGTAATAACTGCCGCGTCAGTTGCTAGCAAGTAAGCTCGCTGAAGTTGGTTGGTAAGTTCTGAATAAAAGTTCGGATCTGATCTCTCGAGAAGCTCCACACTTAGCGTATTCATTCCAGAGTACTTGGATACAGTTCCAGATAAGTACTCGGTGACCATCCCGGTATTTTGTACAGCGCCTGCTTCTGCCTCAACAGTTACAACTGGTGCTACACCGGTACCGCCACCATTAGACGTTACCAATGACGGGATCTGGATCGTCATACCAGAATTCGGAAGGGTGCCACGGCTTAGGGCATCGATTGTCGGACGGCCAAAGTTTGTATTTGATACAAACTCTGTGAGGTACTGGGTCGGATTAAAAGCCGGGTTGGTGCTGAAAGAATCATCTGCAGCAGTTACGTAAAGCTTTGAATCGTCGCTACCAAGTGCAGCCTTGATCTTATGCTCTGTGTATGTTGCCATAGAAGTAATTGGTGTACGGACTCGCTGAGAATCCAATACTGATGGTCGAATGATCTTACGAGCGGCTTCGACTTTTTCAGCCTCGACCGGTGTATCTACCGGAGTCTCCTCCGGTGTATTTTCTGGGGCTGTAGTCACAGCTTCCTCGCTTTCGGTTTCTGTTTCGGTCTCTACGATTGTCGTATTGATCGTTGTGGTTTTTGTGCTTGTACTTGTCGCAGCTTCGAGCGCAGCTCGTGCAGCGGCAATATCAGTGACGGATGCGCTGGAGAAAGCCGCACTCTCGACGAGGCTGACTTCCTTGAGGACCGCAGCCGTTACTAACAGGTAATCTCCCATTGGCTTCGAAGCAGTTACATCCACTCCGACGGATAAGCCACTGACCAGATTTTCCTGGGCCAATACGAGCGCATCTTGTCCACGAGTGCTGCTCGATAAACGGAAGGAGCCATATACGCCTTCGGTTGAATCGCTGAACGAGATTGCGCGACCTACCGGCTTGTCTTGTTGATGCTGCGAAAGTAATTTTATTTTACCTGCATCTGGAATTGAAATACTGCCACGCTCAAACACGACAGGGCCTGCGCTTGTAAATCCGACTTCACCGTACGGAGCAACAAGTCCGGAGACAATGCGGCGCTCGGTATCGGCGGCCTGGATTTCTTGACTAAACGTTAGTAGCACTTGCATCTCCTAGCGGTGTGAGTTGTTCCATTTGACGAGCTTGTTCGGTTGAAATTAAATCTAGGTTTAACATTTTCTCGAGAATATCCAAGCGATCCTTTGCATCTACACGAAGGAAAGTATCGTCTACCGCGAAGCGCACTTGATTTTGACTATTGGTTATGTCATTCATACTGAGGCGGTCCTCAATGGCGCTGATGTACGGTTGCAAAGAATAAGCGACAAACTCTTTTCTGCCGTCTAGGATATTTTGATATGTCATAGAGTTATTCATATCGCTTGAAATCATATAAGCCGGTACGTTCATCGAACGCGCGATCTCGGTACTCAAGTACTGTGAGGCCTCCGTGTAGGCCATATCTTTAGGCGAGAAGGAAGTTGGAACGTAATCCAAAGTTGAAGTCAGGTACGCCGTTGATCGATTTTGACGAGCGCTCTTGAACGCAGCTAATAAACCCTGGATCTGTGTTTCCGGAAGGTCGGCTCCTGAGTTCTTCAATATGCCCGTCGGCATCGGAGTAGCTGCACTAACCGCAGCGGCTTTCTGGATGTCATAGGCGGCGCGAATAGTTGTACTTGCTGTTAGTAATACGCCAGGTAACAATGATTGGAAAGTGACGAGCGAGCCAATTCCGGCCATCGGTGCAAGTTCACCATCTACAAAATAATCTTTTACTTCGGTGCCGTATTTGTCGGTGGTATATGTTACGCGGTTATTCGCAACCCACTCGAACCCGGAAGGCCTGCCATCGTCGGCATACAAAGAAGTAACGCGCCAGTAGGCGATTGAATAAAAGATAAGTGAATCAACGGTCGCGCTAATTGTTACGCTTCGCGGTTGGCGAATATCAGGCTGCTCTAACCAAACCGGACTGCCTAACTTTTCACCAGTTGATTTTTTATATAGAGCTAAATCGATCGATGAAATTACGCCAGCGATTAAGTTGCGGCATCTGGATACCGAAGCAACCTGTAAAGCGAAGTTACGATCAATACCAATACCGTTATATCCGAAAGTGCTATTAGTGTTGAATGATCCGTACCCGTAGGTCGTATCCATAACTGCCGGCGCGTATTGCGCTTCAATAGCTGGCTTTTCAGCCTGCTTAAAACCTAGAGTTTGCAGTAATCCCATAACCGCCATTTTCCCATAATGTCAAGCATAAGTACGGATATACCCTGCGTGTCTAAACGTAAACTTTAGCCTCGGCCATTGGCTGAGTTAATACGTGAACTATCATACTTAAACCGATCGCAATATCTACCGGGCCGGCGGATTTACGACGGATGATTCTCCAGCTCGCATCCGATTCTTTAGCTGCACAGTTGGCCATATGTGTAACGAGCTGATCCTGGCCACTGTGTACCAGGCGTTTGTTAGCCAGGGCCTCGTAAAGATCGCCAGAGGCCTGGTATCCCTTCTGCCCGGATATATCGGTTATCTGGATTCCATTTATTTCGAGCCTTTTGGCTATTGAGGCCGTTGTGTACTTGTCATAACAAACCTGTCTTGGGAAATAGGTTTTAGCCCAGCGAGCGATCGCATTGGCCACGAATAGCTCATCGATGGATACGTCCGAATGAAATACCTCGAGGACTGCCACACCAATACGGCCGTCTGGAAGGACCTGACCCATAACAAGCGAACCATCGCGCCTCGAAGGTGCAACGTCAAAGGCGAATACGGTAAGAGGACCGGGTACAAGTTTAAGGTCTTTATCGCCAGATTCCTCGACCGACATATGAGGCCAGGGTGATTGCGTAGAGCTAATCCACTGGCAAAGCATCTCGGTCTTTGTTGTCTCGATCGGTTGCGTACTAACGGCCTCCTCTAATGCCGCCTCCGTGACGGTATAGCCAAGGGCCGGGTTCGCAAAGGCCCAGCCGTCCCGGTCTGTAATCTTGGCGAATGGCGGAGCCGAATACTCGTAAAAGCCGAAGGTCTCTGGTGGATTAGATAGGGCCCTCTCGCGTAAATCATTTAACACGGTACTAAAGGCATCTCCTGCGTTCGATGTCAGTAGGGTCTGAGCGTTCGGCTTAGCTCTAGTGGTTGGCGTAGCTGCGCGATAGCCCTCTTCCGAGATCTCGCGTACCTCATCAATGTATAACAGCGAGGCGGTACGTCCACGGGAACCGTCTCTGGTAGCTGCGACCACATCCAAACGATGGCCATTTTTTAGCTCGATTGACTCGGTGCCATTGGCAAAGCGGATCTGTTTAACCTGCCGGCTTAGCTCATCGCTGCCCTCGATGGCGTAGGCCACTTGCCTAAAGGTGTCTAAAGCCATTGATCGGTTCGAGGACATAATTAACACGTTAGGACTATCGAATAAGAACATATGCCCGAGCATCATCATACGCGCCAGGTGAGTCTTGCCCTGTTGTCTGGCACAGAGGACCAGGTTCGTCTTGCGAATAAACATACCGGCATCGTCTACGGTGGTCATATCCCGAATTACAAAATCCTGCCACGGCAGAAGCGGTAGGCCGATCGATTCTGCTAACTGTGCGATCTCATCGCCGCGATTATGGCCCGTGAGATACGGACTATGTAATCGGGGCTCAGTGGCCCCAAGGCGAGGCGTAATGGTCTGGTTCATATATTTACTAATCCTGTTCCGTTTGGCCTACACACGGACCGGCTGGGACCGTACTGGTGGTTTTCGGGGAGGAATTGCTCGAAAAGGCAGGGGGGGTAGACAGCGATGCTAAAAAAACGCCCTGTGAACGTGAACCCTTGCGTGAATTACAGCGCTTACAGCAAGCGATCATATTTTCCAGACTAATCGGGTCTCCTCCGGACTTGATTGATTGGATATGGTCTACCGTGGTGGCATCTTGCCCACAGTACGCACAGGTATAGCCGTCACGAGCTAATACAACCAAGCGCTGGGCCTTGTACTTCCTGGTTAATCTGGGGTCTTGTCTACCGTGAACCATTAGTAATGACCAGTCCTTCGGTGATGTTCCCAAGCCTGGCAGGGTGTCGAATGACGGTGAACTATGTAACGCAGTCCAATATCTATCTGACGATATGGATCACGCTCTTTAAGCCTAAGCATCTGGGGTATTCCATAGGCTGTGGATTTAGGATTATCAGCTCTTGGATTCCATTGTGATTCGCGTGTCCATAGTAATTCTAAGCATCTATATTGCTTTGCATCTAACAGTTTAAAGTGTGCGTATAACTTATAATTGTTAATGTCTTTTGGTGTGTTTATAGCTGAGGCTGGTGTTGTGCTTAATACACAGAGCGCACCCAATAGCACCAAACAGCGCCTGCGAGCTACACGCCTCAGCGGCTCGCCAGCGCGTATGGAGCGTATCCCATAGGTCAAGTACAAAGCAATAATGTGGATAACTTTAACGGGCTCCCGGCGTGTTGTCCACAGGTTATTAGGGATTGTGGATAACTTATTCATCGCACTCTACCTAACCCTGAACGCTGTAATGCAGCTACTGATTGATCGCCCATCGCAAACATAATGGTCAAATATTGAATCTGCGCAAAGCTATTACCACGTACGAACTTGAGCGCCGGGTCCATACACATAACGCCATCGGCTTGGTCCCACGCCTGCTTGAACCAATTAGCCTTAGACGTTGGCACCAGGCATATCCCGTCACCGTGCTCTATAAACTTCTCGATCCATTTACGCGGTGACGAGTACGGCGGATTCATCCATACCGTGCCCTCCCAAGGTGAAGCCAGGCCATCATCGATAATCGTGTAGTGGCGTTTAGCTGGAATCCAGGGAATACCACCCTCAGGCGAGGCTACGTCTAAATCAAACTTAATACCTAACGCTTCGAATATATGCGCTGGTGTGTAATAATCGTCTGATGAGCCAGTATCAATCAGGTTATACCCGAACTCCATATCTAGGGTTTCACTCATTATTTTTCCCACACCATTTCGGAAGCGCCCTGGTTGAACGTCATTATGACTGAATGGAAGCTTGCGCCTTTGCGTAGCTTGCCGTTCTCGTCATAGTAGGCAATACGCCTGGATGGCACGTATACGCTTGGATATCCATATTCGCGGTACAAGTTATGCCGATGAACGCCACCAAGCGCATCGATTGGTAGCACCAATACGCTCTTTAACCCATATTCGTATACCTTGCGAATTATCTGGTCTTTAATGCTGAACGGCGGATTGGTAATAATGTAATCGGCTATATGGAATTGGCCATCTATAAAGTCCTGTATGCCGTATATAACGGTGTGTTCCATCGCTTGTAATGTCTTGACAAAGAGGCTGTTTTCCGAATCAAACGGGCAAAGGATCAGCGAATTGGGCTCGGGGTTCAATAGCTCGATAGCGATATCAACCGTCTCCTGGCTTGTATACCATTCATCGGAGTAAACGTTCTTTGTAATTCCATTTAGTGTCATTGATGACCCCATCCAGAACCTTTGAAGCTAATACCAGGCGCGTGATATACCTGGCGCATCATCATCGCGCAACAGTATGGCGTTGTGTGTTCGGCCATTTTCTCGGTAGTTTCGTACCGCACGTTACACACTATGCACTCATATTCATACGTCGGCATCTTGCGCCTCCATTAGACATACGCCCATAACCCCACATTTAGTACATTGAAGGGTTTTAACGTTAGGCGGCAAATTGTCGGTGATGATCCGTTCTATTTGTTCGGTTACCTTTTTACATTTACGGCACTCGTATTTATAGGTAGTCATTAGGCCCTGCAATCTGCACAAAGCCACATTACGACCTCGCCGGCCACGTCTCGTACGTTGAATCCACCCAGGCCTGTCTGCCACTTCTTACATTGATCGCAATATTGCGCAGCTACGACGGTTATATTTCCGTCATCGTGGATCGTGGTTGCGTATCCATCTTTAATAAACGTCAATTCTCCCATTACAGTTTTACCGCCTCGTCTATATGTAAATACGCAACTGACTTATCAACGGGTACGGTCTTATTAAACGTCGATGCTGGCAGTTTTCGCGTGGTCCAAGTAACCTTTATTTTGCGTAGGTTGAACGCATATATGCCTTTAGGCGTTGAATTGATATAAAACGGCGTGAAGCCTAGTTTGTCCGCCTGTTGCACCAATGATTCGTGCTTGTCCTTTTCCAGGATTAGCTCGTCATAGTGCGTATGGCGGCACTTTAGCTCGATGATTAACCGATAGCCCTGGCTGGTCGCATCGATATATTCGAAGGCATCGCTACTCATTTCTAAGTCCTCTAAATAGCGTGTCTTGATGTAATCGAATAGCCCGGCCTCTGTAAACTCTTTGGCCATTTTTATACCTGTGGCTTCCACTTGCCATCGCTAGCGAGTACATACCAATTCGGGTTACATTGATTTGCCCGGTTTTTTTCCGTGCATTTGTAAGCGGCCCACGGCTTCCCTGTGGTCTTAGCTGTTCCCTCGGCCCAGATCATCGTGCCGTGCGGACAGCGCGGCGCTTCAGCTACTAATTGACCGCCTAGGTTTGATGCGATATCGGTTATGGCCGTGGCCATTGTAGGAATGTCCTCGATGGCAGCCTTGGTGCTCCACGGGTCAGAATCGGCCGGAAGGACCTCGACCTTTTCCATATCCTGACGTGTAGGCCTTCCGGCATCGCTAGGACTCAACAGCCCGATCACGCGGCCGTAGGCGGAAGTGACAGTATCCTCTACCAGCCAGCGCTTCATATTGTTTGGTAGTGAGGCAACGTTGCCATATGCGTAATCCACAGCACTCGGTACGTGATCCTCGTATTCACGATAGGCCTCGGCCCGGATTAGAATTGTGCCCTTGGTTAAATCCATATCCTCGATAATAGCAACCAGTCTGCCGGTCGGATGCTCGGATCGAAAGCGTTTAATCCTGCTATTTACATCCTCGTAATTGTCTAAGAATCCCATTTAGATTAGCTCCTTGTCTTTCAGAGCCTGTGCTATTGCTCGGCCGCGAATAAACCCTTCGCCGTGCCCCTGGCGATAACCGATTGAATACCCGATCACCATAAACATAAAGCCCATACCGCAAGCGGCAAGGCCTATTAATAGGTCCATACTGTTCATTGTTCGCCCTTTGTTAAGGCCGAGCAGCTACCAAACCGAGTAGCCCTCCCGGCGTTTGTAGTACCAGTATGAGGCCTACCACTGACAAAATGCAATTACCTGGCTAGGCGTGTCTCCAGTAATATTTCATAGATCTTGTCGATCTTTTGGTCCATACGCTCCTGCCGGGCCTCTATGTGGTCAATGCGACCGCGTAGGTTATGGCCGCCGTTGCCGTCAGGCTTTAGTTCGGACAGGTAATACTTTACAAAATGACGGATAAGCCCAGCCCCCAGCCCCAAAATGGTACAACTCCCCAAAGTTATACCGACTACGAGCTGGACTTGTTCCATTACTTCTTAACCCCAAACTGACCTTCGGAAGGTTGAAGTGCTTTAAGTAATGGCCCGATTAGCCCAGCGATGAACGCGTTAGCCAATACTTTCGGATCTGATATACCGGACATATACAGTGCAGCGGCGCTAGCCAGCGCAGCGCGACCGTAGGATTTTGCAGCAGCTATTGCTTGTTCTTTCATTTTGTGCTCCTTAGTGCCCTTAAGGATTTTGGATAACTATAAACCTAAAGTCTCGATTAATGCTTTAGCCTTGGCCGGTGTCACATTGACCTCGAAGTGCATATCGTCAGGACGGCTCTTAAAATCACCACCCCATTTTAGGCCGTACTTCTTAGCCAAGGCCCGAATCATCGGGACCTTTTCAGCCGGGAACGTATCAAACTTACCTAATGGATGTTTAGTCGCGTTTAGATCAATAGCTGTACCGGATGAGTGGCACGATAGTTTAGTTGGATTACCCCTAACCATTCTGTAGGCATAGGCCCAATCGTCAAACGTGCCCTCATCGATCGGCTCGATTAGCTCGTGAAATTCAGCCGCGAAGGCTGCGAGTAGTGGCCCCACACTCTCAGCACATCGCAGCTTACGATCCGTACCCTTCACGGGATAGGACTTTATTTTTATCTCGGCCGGATCTTTAGAGGCCGGGTAGCCGTTATAACTAGTTTCCAATTTTTAGGCCACTAGGTAAAGGCTTTGAGTATTCCCACTTAGCAATATAGACAACACCATCGCCATCATCTTTTAGCAAAATAGATCCACTGTGGGGCAAAAAATCGGCATTTGTTAATTCCGGGTATGCTTCTAAGATTGTTTCATAGATACTCAATTTATGCTCCTAAGTAAGTAACTTGTAAATTATTATAATAATAAGCCGAGCCCGTTGAGGTTATCGATGAGCCTGAGTCTTGATAAGCCGCTGACTCGACATACTGACCAGCTGTTAAATTATAAACGGCGGATAAACCAAGAGATGAGCCTTGACTTGCTGAGCTGACAGGATACGCAACAAAATTAACGAGTGTGCCATTTACCCAATGATAAATAACGCGTGTGCCATTTGCATTTGCTAAAAAATCTACTTTAGAGGTTACAAGGTATTTACCATCTAAACCTGATGGAATTGTGATACGAGAGTTATTGGTTGTAGTGCTATGAAATGCGCTTGTATCGTAAAGCTCTTGGTCAAAATTGATAGCCGTTGCCGTAGCGTTTGTAATCGTTTGGTTTGAGTTTGACCATACCGAGCAGCCAATAAAAGCAGCGGATGCGCTGCCCCACTCTAAACCCGTTGCCGTTGCTGAGTTTGCTTTTAATACTTGGCCGTTTGTACCGACGGCAATACGACTAAAAGCATCGGCTCCGGTACCTGCAATTAAATCACCCTTAGCATCGATAGCCGTAGCCATTGAATTAGTAACTGTTACAGTGCCGGACGTGCCACCGCCTGAGATACCTGTACCTGCGGTAACGCCGGTAATATCACCGGCTGCATCTGTTACCCAAACAAAATCCATATCGGTATTAGAGTTTTTACTTAATACCTGCCCTGTAGTGCCGCCTTTTAGATCTACCAAGCTAGCATCGATAGAGTCGCCTAAGGCTTCGATAGCCGTAGCTCCATCTTTTACTAAGTCGGTCGATGTAGGTACCGGCCAATTAAAATTAGGGGTAACTGTTGCCATTATGTCAAACCTCCAAATGCGTTTTCCCACTCAAGTGTAGCGTTTACACCTGTCCAAATCAGGCTAGGCGGGCTTACTGTGTCCCATTGTGGCGCGACCAA